ACCTGCGCGAAGAACGTCTGAAGACCGGCGACGCCGTTGGTGGCGAGGCTGGTCACGGCCGTGGAGGCCGCGTTGATGCCGCCGGTCACGGCCGGTTTGAACAGGTTGAACGCGTCGGTCAGACCGCCGACCACGGCGGCTTCGAGGTTGCCCATCGCGCCCTCGATGGTGCTGGTCGATGTCGCGGCCTGTTTCGCCACGTCGGTCATGCCGAGGTCCAGCAGCGCCTGGTTGAACTCGTCGGCCGTGATCTCGCCCTTGGCCATGGCGTCACGGAAGTTGCCCGTGTACGCGCCGTTCTTCAGCAGCGCCTCCTGGAGCTTGCCGGACGCGCCGGGGATGGCGTCGGTCAGCTGGTTCCAGTTCTCGGTGGTGAGCTTGCCCGCGCCTGCGGTCTGCGTGAGCATCATCGCGACGCTCTTGAACGTGTCGGCGTTGCCGCCGGCCACGGCGTTCAGGTTGCCGGCCGCCTCGGTCAGCTCCATGTAGTTGCCGATGCCGTTGGCGGCGAGCTGTGCGGTGGTGTTCTGGATGTCGTCGAGCCCATACACGGTGTCGTCCGCGTATTTCCGGGTCTCTTTGGCGGCGGCCTGCACGGCCTTCGTGTCGATGCCGGCGAAGCTCATGGTGTTCATGAACTTGTCGGTGCTGTCCGACATGTTCACAACGTCGCTCGCGAAGCCCTTCACGGTGTCCCACAGCGCGGTCACACCCTTGACGGCCAATCCTCCGATGGCGGTGCCGAACGCGGCGGCCTTCGTGGTGGTCTTCTCGAACGCCTTGACGGCATCATCGGCGTTGCCGGTGATGCGCACGCTCATGATCGCGCTGTGCGCCACGGTTCACTCCTTCCGTGTTTCTTCCGCTTCCTTGAGCAGTTCGGCCAGTCCGGTGCCCCAATCCAGCTCGTCGGCCTCGTTCCTCCATTGCCATGGCGTGCCGCCGAAACGGCTTGCCAGGAGGAACGAGAGACGGCCGAGCGACGGGCGGGGCCACGCGGCTAGACCGTAGGGTTTTCCTCCGTCTGCTCCTCCTTCGCGGCGGCGAGGTCGAAGGACGCCACGGTGTCCAGCCAATGCTCGAAGTCGGGCAGGGTGCGGCCGGCCATGCGCAGCGACGCATAGGCCGCATACGCGCCGGAGCGCACCGGTGACTGGGTGATGGCCCCCCAGCCGGCCTCGATGGCGTGCGCCTCGGCCTTGCAGGTCGCGCGCATCGTGATCGGCACGAGTTCGCTGGTGCCGTCCGTGTAGGTGATTCTCGTGGTGGCCATTATTTTCCTTTCACTTGGTTCAGTGTCTTGTCGATGAAGTCCTTGTAGACCTTCCGCCATTGGCTCTCGGTGGAGGCGACGCCAGTGTTAACGAAGAGCCTTGGCTTGATGTGATGGGCCGGCCAGCCGTAGTTGACGGGGCCGGCGTAGGGCACGGCCTTGCGGCCGGCTCGGATGACGCCGGCCCGTTTCGTCGCGCCGACGCGGAGACTGCCGGCGAGCCGGCCGGTCTGGCCGCGCGGGGCGAGGTTGCGGACGGCGGGCAGTGCGATCTGCGCGGCCTCGCGGTTCACTTCCTTCAGGTCGTCCATGTCCGCTCCGGCCTTGCGCATCGTCTGCACGAAGCGTTTCTGGCCGACGACCATCAATGCCTTGTCCGCCATCACTTGCCCTCGTATGCGGCGTGGGCGACGTTCGTGACGGCGAAGCTCAGATCGTTCGTGTTCTTCGATTTGATGTCGCCGCCGATGGCGATGGGCGCGATGGTGACGTTGAAGGTCCACTGGATCTTGCCGGTCTTGTTCGGGACGAACTGGGCGGGCAGCGTCTCGCCCTGGTGGTCGAAGAGCCAGACGGCCAGCCCGTCCTCGCTGAAGTCGTCGCCGACGGTGCCCTCGAACGTCCACGTGGTCGTGGTGTTCGTTTCCTCGGAACCGTCCAGGTACGTCGTCGGGTCGTCGCTGCTGTTCGAGGGGTTCAGCTGCGCTTTCGTCAAGTCGGCACTGAAATCGCGTCCATTTTCCGTGTCGGTGATCTTGAAGATGCCGGGGCCGAGCGTGCGGATCTTTTCAGTCATGATTGTTTTCCTTTCCTTGTCTTATTCGGTTTCCAGGGCGTTCAACGTGACCTGGTAGGCCGCTAGCGTGCCGGCTCCTGCGAGGTTCCATGTCGCAGGCGTGGCCTTCTGGATGTTCAGGCCACGTTCGGCGAGTCTGTCGAGCACTGTGAGGATGTCATCGACTGCGGATGGCTGCGTGGCCGGCGTGCCGGCGATGACATCCAAAGTCCAGACCGGTTCCGGCGGGCCCCATGACGGCCATTCCACGGCCGGCGGTTCGATGAACACGGCCACCTTGCCGGCTGCCGGGCGCACCAATTGCGCGTCGATGCTGATGCTGCTCACGAGCCCGTCGAGCATGTCGGAGAGCGTGGCCATGAGGGCGGCGCGTTGTTCCTGGATGTTGGTCATGCGATCACCATTCCCCCGGTCAGCACGCCGGCCGCGCGGAGTTTCGGCCAGACCGAGCGGAGCGGGTCTGTGGAGATCCTGAACGGTTCCACGGTCGCGTCGCCAACGTCCATGACACCGAGTCGCGCGTCACGCATGTTGAACAGGTCGGCCGCGCAGGAGACGATGCAGTCGGCCAGCAGGTCGTCGTCCACGGTCGCCGTGCCGACGGCGTGCGCCACGTAGCGGCGTGCCGTGGCGAGTTTCGCCGTGAGCCGGTCGTCCTCTCCGTCCGGCACGCCGACCTCTTCGCGGAGTCTTGCGATCAGTGTCTTGTCGTCCATTAGATTTCCTCCGTTACTTCCACGTCGTCGATGCGCTGCCATGTGGACCCAGAGATCTCGATGTGAGCTTGTGACGCGTTGCGCGGCACTGTGGTCTCCATCTGGACGTTTCCCCATATGCCGGCTGACAGCCGCTGTCGAACAGAGGTCACGCTGCTGCCGTCGTTGAAGACAATGGTCAGCCACATATCCCTGCTTGGCACGGGTGAATAGCCCCATGCCGATGCGTGCAGGGTCGCGCCGGGCGTGACGTCGAAACCGTCTGAGGTAACGCTGTTGTCGTTCCTAGTGATTGAGTAGTATTCGCCGGAATGAGGCATCACGTTATTGTCGTCGGAGCCGTCGGTGGGGAAGGCGTTGCTCCAGCCTTTTGCACCGTCCTCGAAACCTGGGTTAGCGATCAGGTTAGTCATACTTTGCCCCCCCCCCTGTTGCTTGCAGGTTCTCTGGCGGCTGCCAGACGATTGCGCCTGAATCGACGTGGGTGAGCATTGGCAAATACACCTCGTCCATCGCATGTCCCGACGAATCAATCTTGCCTAAAACCTTGAAATTGCAGGCCGTCGGCTTGGTGAGTGTGAACTTCATCGGGGCAGTCCGTTCGACATCCTGCAAGACCAGATCGCCGGTGTTGGTACTGATGGCGAAATAGACGTTGTACTTCGTGAGTTGACCGAAGACGTTGAAGATATATGTTCCAGCCGGCAACGTTCCTAGAGACCAGCTAATGCCTTTGCCTGCGATGAGGCTCTTCGATGTGATGCGGAGGGCCCCGTAGTCGGTGACGGTTGCATCAAGGTTGTTGAAGGCAGCCGGCCCGTAGGCCAGCAGGTTCAGGCTTTTGGGAACAGGATCGGCAGCACTCCTTCACTGAAGGTAGTGCCGATGGCCATGTAACCGTACACGCTGTAGTCGGCGGTGAGTTTGGTGATATCGCCGTCCGTGAGCTGTGTGGGCCCGCCGGACTCCCAGCAGGTGATGGTCGCGGGGTCGAGGAACGCGGCGGTGCCGGTCGGGGCCTTCGGGAGCATGTAGACGGGGACGCGCATGAGGTCGCCGACCACGCCGGTCAGGTCGAAGCTGCCGATGGTGTCGCTGCCCTTGCCGCTGATGTCCATGAACCGGCTGCCGGAGTCGGTCAGCGAGATCAGGGCGAGGGCCACATCCTTGGAGACGCACAGGCGTGCCATGTCGGCGTTGCGTTCGTCCATGATCTCGGCCGCGTCGAGGATCAGGCCGGCCCACATGTCCGGGGTCATCGCGCTCAGGGCCTTTGGCGCGTCGATTTTGTTCGCGTCCGATTCTTTGTCTCTCTCGGTCTTGATGAGATCGTAGAGGGCGTCGCGCACGGCCTGCTCCGTGTGGCGGGCGTAGGCGTTGTTCAGTGCGCGGAGCGCTGTGTTCAGCATTGGCGTGTTGCTTCGTTCGATGGTCTGGCGGCTCAATGAGGTGTAGCCGCCGTACGTGTCGATGTTCACGCTCTTGGTGCCGAACGTGAGCTTTCCGACGGGGAGTGCCGCGCCTTCGGAGGTCTGCTTGCCGGCGTTCATGGTGTCCTCGGTCACGACGTTGTATTCCATGGTCATGCCGGTGGCGGGCAGTGCCTCGTGGGAGAGGATGTTCATGACCTTGCGGCGCTGTTCGATCAGGCGCAGGTCGTCGCGGATCCATGTCGCCGTGTTGCCGGTGTCGCCGGTCGTGATGAGGTCGCGCGATTCCTTCTGGAAGGCGATGGCGCGTTCGTCGCCCTGGAACAGCGAACGCAGGTATTCGCCCTGGCTGCGCCATTCAGCGCCGAGCATGGCCGGTTCGGCGTGCTGGCTCATGTTGGCAAGTGCGGCCTTGATGCCCCGCTGTTCCTCCTGCAATGCGGTCAGGCTGTCCTTGATCGCTTCATCATTCATTGTTTCTTCCTTCCTTTGTTCCACGGCTGGTGCCGCTGATTTGGTCATTTTCGCGTTCTGGTAGGCCGGCCAGCTCACGATGCTGGTCTCAAGCAGTCGGACCTTGCGGCGGTGGGTGATGCCGTCGCGGTCCTTCTGCGAGTCGATCGGAATGAAGCCGACCGAGAAGCTGTCGAGCACGCCGTCCCGGATCAGGGTCATCGCGTCGCGGCCGCGTGCGGTGTCGCTGATGCGCGCGGTGATGTGCAGGCCGTCGTCCGTGCTTTCGGCCTTGGTGATGCGGCCTATGGTCTCGCCGTGCTCGAAGCACAGTTTCGCCTCGTCAAGGCCCTCGAACTGGCATTCGCGGTCGAAGGTCTCGGCTCCGTCCCATGTATCGATGATGTCGCCGAACGGCACGGCCACGCCCTCGACGGTGCCGGCGTCGGCGTCGTCGGCCGAGCGGAGGGTCAGGCCCTTCCATGCGATGGTGCGTTTCTCGATGTTCATTGGTCTTCTCCTTTTCCGAGTGCCGGCAGTCCTTCCTTGTGGCGCACGTCGTCGATGGTGAGGAAACCGGCCTCGATGGCGGTCTTGTACGCGCCGTACCGGTCGCTCATGTTCGCGCGTTGTGAGCTGTCCCAGTCGAACTTCGCGGTCCGGCCGCGTGGCAGCAGCCGGTTGAATATCTCCTCGATCTCGCCGGTGTAGGCGGCCAGGGTGTAGTCGGCGAACTCTATCCAGGACTGTTCGATGTTGCTGTAGGTGAGGTTCGAGCCATCGACGGCGGCGAGCATGATGCTCGCGGGGATGCCGAGCAGGCGGGCGATCTGCGTGGTGTCGAATTTCTGTGTCTCAAGGAATTGCAGGTCGGCGGGCTTCATGTCGAGCGGCACGTATTCCATGGCCTTGCCGAGCACCTTGATGTCGCCGGCGGTCCCGTCGCTCTTCCATGCGTCCTTCGCCTGCTGGGCGGTCTCCTTCGTGATGTTCTCGCTGGTGCGCAGGTAGCCCTTGAGGTTCGAGCCGTCGGTGAAGAACCTGGCCTTGTAGTCGCGGGCGAGCTGCGCGCCCTCGATCTCCTCGCGGGCCGCGGAGATGGGGCCGAGCCCGCGCAGGCGGCCGGGCACGTTGAGGAACTTGCTGTGCACGATGTCGGCCGGCGTGTAGGTGCGTCCGAGATAGGAGAAACGCAGGTCGGGGCGTGCGGGGTCGTCGCTTTCGTCGGTGACGGTCACATGCTGCGGCGGCAGCACCTCGCAGGTCACGATCTCGCCCTGCCAGTCGCGCACGATGCGGGTGAACGCGTTGCCGTCGAGCACGAGGGACGCCACGATGTCGGCGATGAAGTCGCGGCGGCTGCGGTTCACGTCCGGCTGAGCCACGAGCGGGCTCACATCCGGCAGCGCTACGCCGCCGCGCTGTTCGACGATCGGCAGGCCGGTGATGGCGGTCTGCAAGACCTGGACGCCGCGGAACACGGTGGACATCTGAAGCGGGTCGCCGCCAGCCGGCACGCGTGCCGGCGGCTTGATGCCGTCCGGCATGTCCGTGCCGTCCGCGCCGCGAGTGAGCACGCGGCCGGCGAGCTTCATTCGTTTCCAAAGGTTCATGCCGCCGAGATTATGCGCGGAGGCGTGCCATGGCCAAAAAAACGGTGACATTCGGTGACATTCGGTGACATTCGGTGACACGTCAGAAGATCTGCAGGGTTCCGTCCGAGGGCAGGTGATGCGCGCCCCACGCGGCCAGCATGCATGATTCGATGGGCGATGTCAGGCCGGTGCTGCCGCGCCTTGTGACGCGCCACGCATCGCCGCTCCACGTCCTTGCGCAGTTGGCCGCGCTTGCGTCGAGCTCGGTATCGCAGGCATGGCGTACCAGCTTGTTTCGCAGGCCGCTGACGAATGCCTGGCCGACCGCGAGGTAGTCGGATGATTGCATGGCGATCAGTTCAATCAGTGGGTCGCCGGCTTCGTCGGTCATGGATGCGAGCCTGTCGTGCAGGTCGGCGTTCGGCCCTTTGCAGTCCATGACCAGGGGAGCGTGGTAGGTGTCGCAGATTCTCAGGATTTCGGCTGGTGCCATGCCGGTGCCGTCCAGGACTTCGAGCAGTTGCACGGTCACGGTGTCGTCCCGTTCGAGAATCGCCGCCGAGATGGACGTGTTCGTGGCGTCCACATCGACGGCGGCGGCGATCACCACCGGCCGGCCGTCGATCCGATCCGGCGTGACCGGCGTGGCCACTGTCGATTGCCAGAGCTGGTCGGGGATGACGCGCTCGGCCACACCGTTGTCGCGCCGGTTGCCGAAGGCGCGCGCCCAACCGGCCTCGTTGCCGGCGAACTGCTCGCGGAAATCGCGCAATTGGCGGATGTCCCAGAGCAGCCCGGCGGCCGGATGCCATTTCAGAATCGTCTGGAAATCCTCCGGGTCGGCGTCGTCGGGGATGCCGAAATCGAACCAGCAGGTGCGTGTCGGCACGTTCCCGGCGCGGAACGAGTCGAGCAGGCCGTTGAGGAACGTGGAATCGCTGGTGCCTTCGGTCGAGGTGATCCAGATCTGCGGCTGGACGCCGGTGAAATGAAGTCTAGTGTTCATGGTCGGTGCCATGCCGTCGAGGATCAGCTTGCCGGTCTCGTCGTCCAGGCTGAACGCCTCATCGATGGTGAACTTGTCCATCTGCGTGCCGTGGCCGGCCACCTTGGTCACGGCCAGCGGGCAGATGAAGCTGCCGTTACGGAAACGCTGCTCCATCCCGCCGTTCGACAGGCGCGGCCTGAGCGCGAACGGCGCGAGCTTCGATTTCGAGAGCTGTTGCACGAAGTCCTTGAAATGCTTCTCGGCGTCCTTGCCGGTCTGCGCGAGGTAGTAGATCTTCCGGTCTGGGCCGAGCAGCGCGTTGCGCGTGTCCTCGGTGTCGATGAGCGTGCTCTTGCCGCATTGGCGCGGCGTGGAAAGCACGACGCGATCGTAATGGTATGTGCCGGTGGCCGGGTCGATCTCGCCGGCCACGTCGGCCACGTAGCGTTGCCACGGCAGCAGCGGCTTGCCGAGCATTTCGGCCGTGCGCGCGACGATCGCCCCGTCCGTCGGCCGTGATTCGTCGCGTTCCGTGCCGCCGCGCATCAGCACGGTCACAGTCCGGCCTTCGCGTCGGCGATGAAGTCGGTCAGCGTCGGGTCGAGCTGCGGCTGTTCCGGATACATGGCCTTGAGCTCCTGGAACCATGTGAGCAGGGAGGTCATGTTACGGCTTATCTCACGGCCTCGGCTGTTCTGGATGTCGATGTTCCTGGCTATCGACAGCATCGACTTGCAGATGTAGGTAGCTTCGGGCGTCAGCGTCTTGCCGTCCACGAAACTCTTGATGAGATTCATGGTCGCCTTCTCCTGGAGTCCGGCGATGCCGTAGGGGTTCTGGTATTCCTCGAAACCTTCCAATGTTCCTTGGTTCATGTTCGTTTTTCCTTGGTTTTCCAACGTTTCCGCGCTTTTTTGCGTGGTTCTGGGGGGAGAAAAGACTTGGCGCGGGGTCTTCGGGCGGTTGACTGTTTAAAAAACCGCTACCAGCGTGGCCGAGCCGTGTCGTCGCCGTGCCTCAGGCCGAGAGCGGCGAGCCTTTGCCGTCTCGCGGCCATGCGGGCATCCACCGCCTGCTGCGTGAGGTGCAGCGAGTACCATTGCTGCGCCGTCCGATACTCCTGGTGCGAGAGGTCGAGCGCGAACGTTTCGGATGCCGGCGTCTCGATGACATGCACATCGTAGTCCAGTGCTATCCATTCCGATAGCATGTCGGGATGGCGGCGGGAGCGTGGCAGTGTGCGCACCAGCCACACATCCAACGGCTCGGAGCTTTTGGCCAATGTGCGTGCCGCACCGTCCCATGCCATCGCGGCGGCGAGGCGGAGCCCATCGCTTGCTTTGGATTGCGTCGGGCACAGGTCGCGCAGCAGGCTGTCGAAGCTGACCACGATGCTGTCACGGCGGAGCATGGACTGCATGGCCATGCCGAAGTCGGCTCGTGGCGGTCCGATGACGACATGCATCGTCGCGCCGTATCCTGACAGCACGCGGTCCTGGCGCATCGCGTTGCAGTGCTTGCAGGCGCGGCGCAGGTTCGCCACGGTGTCCTTTCCGCCATGGCTGAACGGGATGATGTGGTCATCCTCCGTCGCCGTGATGGAGCAGCCGGGCATGCCGAGCCAGCAGCGGTTGCCCCATGTCGCGATGACCTTCGATCTGATGCGCGGGTCTACCGTTTGCCTTCTCATGCCTTCTTGCCTTTCTCTCGTTGGGTGAGTATCCAACAGTTCACGTCCTGTTCCGCGTATCGGATGGCGTTGCCGATACGGATGGGCGGAGGGCCGATGATCGGGACCGACTGCCGCCACCGGATCAGCGTGCGCTGACTGACGCCCAACCGTTCAGACGCCTCAGCAGTGCTCAACATCCTGATGCACGTCACGATCTCGCCTTCTCCCTGAGCAGAAGCGCGATCTGTTCCAGTTTCGCGGCGAGCAGCGGCCAGTCGGCCTTCGAGATGTCGTGCCAGATCATGCTCGGCCCGTCCGGGTTGATGATGCTCTGGCCTATCTCCACGTCGCCGGGCTGTGGCCGGTCGTGGTCCTCGACGGCGAGCGATATGCGGATCTGCGGTTTCAAAACAGCTGCTCCTCTTTATAGATGGCTTGCGGTTTGCGGTTCGGGTGGTATGGCGTGTACGTCGTGGCCCATTTGCGAAAGCTGCGGCAGTCGATGCGCCATTCTCCGGCCTTGTATGCCGGCAAGCCTTTCTCACGAAGACTGAGCAGGGTGGGCACGTTCGGCTCGTTGAGCGCCCGGCAG